ATATTAAATTTGTTTAAAATAACTTGGTAAGCCAATTATAGGTCTGCCATCAAATTTATTTTCTTTAGCATTTTTACCATTTTTATCATTGTAGTGCAAAAATACTTGTCCACAATCTTTACCTTTAAATGGTTCACGCCAATGCTCTAGGTCACAACCACGATACATAAGCATATCACCTGCTTCTAGTTTGACCTTTATGCCATCTTTGCCTTCTTCTCCTGATGGCTCTAAAAATATAGACCAAGCATCTCCGCCTAAGTGCATAGTAGTAGATATTTCACATGAGTATCTGTCTTTGTGTCTTTTTAACTCGTCACCTTTTTTATAGATTCTAGCGTATGAATAAGTTTCAGTAAGTTTGAGTCCTGATTCTTTTTCCATTACAGGTTTAACCTTTTGTAATAAAGTTTCCATTACTATGTCTGCGTAATGAGAATAAGTTTCTGGTATTTGTGTATCGTTCCATACCCCAAAATATTCAGTAAATTGTGATACATACCTTTCATCAAACAAGTGCCTTGCAACAGCTCTTTTGTTTAAAAAGTATTGATAACAAAAATCTGCTAACTCTGTTGATATAGCACCTTTAATTACTTGGTATTTATTTTTTTCAAAGCTCATCTAAATGGGTATCCTAAATTCCAACATACTAAAGAGTGTCGTATGCCTTTGGTGACTGGTTTAACTCTATGCCAAACAAAAGAAGGAAAAACTATTACGCTACCCTTCTTTCTAATTTCTTCACATATTCTTGGCTGAGAGCCTTCATCTGTGTTTCTAAAATCAAACTCTAAATCTCCACCTTCGTATTCATCAGGATCGGTAAGCGATACAGTCATACTAAGTTTTCTTAATTTACCATGTGCGTTAGCATTATCAGGTTGGTTATAAGGTTCTTCGTATGAGTCACAATGCCAATCGTAAAATTGACCTTTCTTGTATTCAGTAAATTGACAAGATTCTGACCAATCCCATTCAAAATTCCAATCAGCACTAGCATTTGCTTGATGTATGTAGGGTTGTATTTCTTTGTATATCCATCGGTCATTCATCCACACAACATCAGACTTGCGTTTCTTTTGAATGTTTTTAAGTTCTAGTTTGGTGAGCTTATCTTTACCAAAGTTGCCTGTAATAGCAGTTTCTTTTTCTTGCTCTTTGCCATAACGAACAATATCGTCACATATTCTTTCAGGTATAACCGATTGAAAGTACCAGTAGTAATATTTTAAATTCAAAATTTATATCTTATTTAAACCCAATCGTCAGCTTTAATTTGTCTAAAAACTTGTCTTAAATCCCAACAACTTGATGCCAGTGTTTGGTCTATTGCAGGTTCATTTACTATAACAACCCCTGAACCACCTGCGCTTCCTCTTGCTGAACCACCTGCTTCAGTTGCTGTTGAACCACCACCTCCACCTGTATTTACAGTACCTGCTACTGCTCGTGTTGCTGGAACATCTGGAGTAGCATCTGAAGCGTATCTATCACTTTTACCACCGCCACCTGAACCACCTGCTGCTGTCCATGGTGCTTCTGCAAATCCACCTCCACCTCCACCTCCACGAGTAACAGACGAGCCTGAAATATCAGATGATGCTCCTGCACCTCCAACACCGCCAAGATAAGTATATGGAGAAAGAGTACCAGCAGTACCACCTACAGCACCAGCTCCACCACCGCCACCTGTGTTTCCAGCTATAGCTGAACCTCCAGCGTTTCCTTGTCCTGAAGTTGCTGTTCCTCCAGCAACTGCACTAGGTCCACCTCGGTAACCTCCTCCGCCTGAACCACCATCTTGTCCTGCTATTGGTGTGCCTGAAACTCCTCTAACTCCACCCCCACCACCTACTGCTGTAAGTGGAGAAGCTGCTCCAAAAATTGAATTACCACCAGCTTTACCTCTCATATTTTCGTTAGTTCCACCTGCACCTTGAGGTGCGCCACCTACTCCGCCTGCGCCTACTGTTACAGGTACTGGACTTTGAGGCACAGGGTGGGAGGGTACTTCATAATACCCACCTGCTCCTCCACCTGAACCTTGAGCAGCACCTCCTGCTCCACCTGCTACAGCTAATACCCAAGCATTTGTTGTAAGTGATGCGGCTGCAAATGTACCTGAAGAATTAAATGTGGTTATAACTGCATCTTGGGTTTGTGAAGTTACTGCTTGTGCTGCTCCGATTAATCTTGGCATATTACACCCATGTTCCTGCTTTTACAGCATCGTATACTGAATTCATATCCCATATTCCTGACCCTACATTAGAACCTGCAGCTTCTTTAACAATAACGACACCTGAGCCACCTGCTGCTCCATTAGGTGGTGCATAACTTGCGTGCATAGCACCGCCACCACCACCCCCTGTATTAGCTGTACCTGCGGTTACTGAATCTGCTCCAGGTCCATTTCCATTTCCGCCACCACCAGTACCACCAGCACCACCTGCTGCTGAAAAATAACCACCGCCACCACCGCCACCTGCTCTTGTAACAGATGCACCTGTAATTGAACTTGCTAATCCTGCACCACCAGCACCGCCTGATAAACTAGCGTTTGGTCCTGGACTTGGGGTTGCATTTGATCCAACTGCACCTGCACCACCTCCACCTGCACCTGATGAATCATTTGAGCCTGTTGTAGGAGCATTTCCTCCAGCGTTACCTTGACCTGATTCTGCATTACCACCAACAGAACCAGGTGCGCTAAATCCGCCACCACCACCACCTGAACCTCCAGGTCCACCTGGAGAAGGACTTCCATTAGCACCATAACCACCGCCTACTGAAGTAATTGCAGAGGGTGTTCCTAAAACTGAATTACTACCTTTAGCTCCAACAGAACCAGGACCACCTGCTGCTCCACCTGCTCCAACTGTAACTGGGTAAGGTGAGCCACCTGATACTGGATTTCCTGTGGCTGTTAAATAACCACCAGCTCCTCCGCCTCCTGCATAATATATACCACCACCGCCTCCTCCACCTGCGATAACCAAGTGTTCGACTGCTGTTGTATATGGAGCAGTCGTTAAAGTACCACTAGAATTAAAAGTTGTTATAACTTCAGGTTGAACGACTGCTGGGTTATCAACACCTACTACTCCACCATTAGAATTAGCCATGGTTAGACCTCATTCCATTGCGTATTAGAGGCATCCCATGTGTATTTTGTTTCTGTTCCAGCACCTGGAAAATTATCGGACCAAGTAGAACCAAGCCATCGAAGATTAGGTTCATCCCAAGTAGGGAATACTGTCAAACTTCCTATCTCAGATACACTTGGATAAGTAACTGGTGCTTTCCAATCTCCATTAGAGTCTAAAGACCAAGAAGAATAAGGTTGAGGGGATATAAACATATTTAAAGAGGAATCATAAGTATCCCCAATACCTGCGTATTGTTTTCTAAAGTTATTGTTGTATGAAGTTTGTTTCCAAGCAGCACCACCTGTTCCGTATGGAACGATTGATGCTACAAATGTTTCTGCTTGAGCAGATTCATCGCCACCATTGGCATCTACATCATCGTTGGATATTACTATTACTTGTAATACTTCGTTGCTTGAATTAAGTTCTGCAAAGTGAGCCATAATTAAATACCTCCTTAAGCGTCATCTAATTCTTCGTAACTAATGGTGTAGGTCAAATCTGAGTTTGCACCTGCACCACCCTCTAAGATGTCTCCTTCTTGAAGGTAAAAACTAGAGTTTTTATCAATCAAAACCAAGGTTGCATCTGCTGGAACAGAAATGGTAGAAGCAAATAAAACTACTGAGCCACCACTTTTAATGATTCCCATTGTTACAGTTGCTGCATTTGTACCATCAATATTTGCAACAATAATGGTATTAACTTTAAGTAACTTGTTACTTGCACAAGTCAATAAGTCGGTTGTTACTGTAGTAGTTAAAGCTCCCTGTATACTTTTTCCGTATATCGAGGTTACTGCTACTAGATTTGGATTTGCCATAATATTCTCCTAAGTTTAACCAAAGACTAAAGCCATAGCAATAGCTTTACCTGTTGTAGCTTTTGTATCAAGCTGGGTTTGTATGTTGGAAGTTACTCCATCACTAAAATTTAATTCTGCTGCTGTTGCAGTAACAGTGGTACTCGCAATAGATAAAGCATCTGTTTCTAATGTACCATCTACATCTACATTTCCTGATATATCTAACGAAGCTGCGATAATTTCGCCACTGGCGTTGATTGCTCCGTTGATGTCAATAGTGGTTGCGGCTATCTGAATTTCTGTATCTGCAACAAGATCAAGTTGCCCATCGGCACTAGAACTTATATGAATTGCTGTATCACGGAACTGAATTTTATTATCAGTAGCGATAGTTGTTGCTGCTGCTATGTTTACAGCACCATCAATATCCACAATATCTAAGTTAGATGTTCCATCAACATCTATATCACCAGAAATGTCTAGTGAAGTGGCTGTTAAAACTCCAGTAACACCTAATGTTCCACCTATAGTAGTATCATCTGTAACTGTTAAATCGTCTTGTACTTTTAAATCTACAACATTAAGACTGGCAAAAGCGTCAACGACTGCTGCTCCACTTCCTGCTCCATCTAGGTAAACTGCTTTAACATCTCCTGGTGGAATAGTGATATTAGCTCCAGAGCCTTGAGAAATAATAATATTTTGTGAACCACTAGTACCATTTTCAATAAAATGCATTCTGTTTAGTGTGTTAGGAGCAATTGTAATAGTACAAGCTGAATCTAGTGTGCCTGTGTATTCAATATACATAGCTCTTCCTGGATCAGTTGCACCATCTGCTACTGTAGTAGTATGAGTGTCAGCATTGGTTGTAATGCCTTCTGTACCATAACCTAATGCTTCACCAATTAATTCTAAATTTGTATTGGTTGTAGTTCCCCATGTACCACTGGCATCACCAGTAGCCATTTCATTAAGCCTTAAATCATTTACATATGAACTTGCCATTTTTTTTCCTCGTTAAAAAAATTATATATTATTATGCTACTTCACTCCAATTTGGTGTTTGAGAATCACTTATTAAACTCCAAATTAAAATATTTCCTAAAGTACCTGTTGCATTAATTTCTGTAGGATAAACATTAGCGTCTGCTGTTACTTCTTCTAAAGCACCTAATGCCGATGTTGCACTAAATCCTGTTACTCCAATTATATTTTCACCAATTATACCCACAGAAGCTAGGGCTGAAGTACCTGCTAAACCAGTAGGTGCTACATTAGCAACGCCTGTTACAGTTTCGTTACCTAAAGCACTTGTTCCTGCAACACCTGAACTAATAACAACTTCAGCAGTACCTGTTGCTGTTTCAGTACCTAATGCAGAAGTGCTTGATAAACCAGTGACTCCTGTTAAAGCAACTCCTGTTGCAGTAGCTGTTCCTACTTGTCCTGTAGCGGCAATACCTGTTTCAGCAACATTTGCATCGCCTTTACTTGTTACTGAGCCTAAAGCAGAAGTACCTGCTAATCCTGTTTCGGTAATATTTGCATCACCTGTAACTGTTTCTGAACCTAAAGCTGAAGTTCCTGCTACTCCTGTTAAAGTAACAGGTATAGGTTCACCAAAGGTTAATTGACCCCAAGTGCCTCTACCCCAACCAGTTAAATTAGCCATTGGCTAATTTAAGCTATTCTTATAATAGCGTTTGATGCATCAGCAGTAGGGAAAGTTATTGTAAAACTTCCTGCTGTAGATGTTTTATCTCCGCCAAAATCAAATACTGCAACATTTCTATCGGCATTAGTATCGTTATAGATCATGCAACCTCTAGCTGTAATGGTAGCTGTACCAAAAGTTAAATCAGCAAAATCTGTAAAAGCTGTTGTACCTGATGAAGCTGGATTAATATTAGTTAATGCAGAACCACCAGAACTATAATTAGTTCCAGATGCTTGATTGGTTGTGGTAAATGCTGTAGTAGCTGCACCCATTGTTGCACTTGAAGTGTACAAAGCTAATTTAAAAGAATTACCTCCAGAAGCTAAAAAGTTATGCTTTCCTTCTAATAGTTCTTTTTTAAAACTTGTTGCCATCGATTGTGTTATTGCCATTATAGTCTCCTTATAATATTTGCTAGGTCTTTATGACCTTGTTTTTCTAATTCATTACATACTGTGCAAAGATGATTTTCAATTCCTTCTTTAATATAGTATGCAATAACCATTTTTGTTCTATCTTTAAAAGCGTGAGCTTGTGCTTTGATCATAGGATCAGCTTTATCACTGATAGAAATAATCTTGTTTGTTGCCATTTCTGCAATTGTGTCTATGCTATGACCACCATTATCCGTTGTGGTAACACCTAAATTTCCTACTGTAATATCTGTTTTTAATGAAAACATATTAATATTTCTTTGGTTCTACAGGATTTAATTCTAAATCATTTCTATTAATTATACCAACTGGCTT